AAAAAGCATAGCGTACTACAAAAAGCATAGCGTACTACAAAAAGCATAGCGTACTACAAAAAGCATAGCATGCTACAAAAAGCATAGCATGCTACAAAAAGCATAGCATGCTACAAAAAGCATAGCATGCTACAAAAAGCATAGCATGCTACAAAAGCATAGCATGCTACAAAAAACATAGCATGCTACAAAAAACATAGCATGCTACAAAAAGTATAGTTTGCCTAGACTTATATAGTCGCATGCTTATATACTTATATACGTATATAAGCAGGGCCGGATATTAGACTATGCTTATATATGAATATATCCCACCAACCCACACGTAAATTTTTAGGTAAATTTTCCAAAACCTTTTTATACGCAGAGCTATAACGCACGTAAATTTTCCAAAACCTTTTTATACGCAGAGCTACAACGCACGTAAATTTTCCAAAACCTTTTTATACGCAGAGCTATAACGAATCTACAGAATCTACAAAATCTATTAAATCAGCAAAATCTGCTACAATCAGCATAATCAGCTAAAAATTTTTAGTCTTGACGCCCCCCAACCCACGTGCTATAATTGCCCAAGTGCCCAAATTTTTATAGGATGCATAAATGCAAGAGATAGCACAATTACCGCCTACTCAGCTACCTGCTGAGTATATCCAGATAAGCCCCGAAGCTCTAGAAATAGCTAATTGTTATCTCCAGTGTCAAGATGTTAGAGAAGTAGCCGAAAATCTAGAAGTAGGTGTAGATCTCGTAGTACAAATTCTAGCTCGTCGCGAAGTTAAAGCGTACATAGATCATGTATTTCTAGATACTGGATTTAACAATAGAATTAAGATGCGTTCCGCAATGGATGCTATCGTTAAGAAGAAGTTCCAGGAAATGGAAGAAGCTCAAATAGGGTCCACCAAAGATATTATAGAAATCCTAGCTTTATCCCATAAAATGACAATGGACCAGTTAGATAGACAGATTCAGCTGGAAAAGCTTAGGGTCGAGAAGAATACTCCACATAGTCAGGTTAATGTCCAGATCAATGATAGTGGAGCCAGTAATTATGATAAGCTTCTCTCTAGATTGATGGAGCGTAATTAATGCTTAAGATATCTAGAGATTACGTTAATAAAGACTTTATTCAAGAGTTTCCAGTTGCAGATAGGTTTGTTAAACTACCTGTAGATAGCTACTTGAAATTATTACCATCCAAAGACCCTGATACGGGCCAGGTGTGTACAGTCTATGATACTATTAATAGACCCCAAATCGCGCTAATCAACGCAATTAATGATCCTCGTCATAGGTTCGTTTGTGCAGCACTGTCACGGCGACTAGGTAAGACATATATTGCTAACATTATAGGCCAACTTATTACTCTAGAACCTGGTTCAAATGTACTAATTATATCGCCTAACTATAATCTTAGTTCTATTTCGTTTGAACTGCAGCGTACTTTAATCCGTACATTTGATTTAGAAATAGCACGAGATAACTTGAAAGATCGTATTATTGAACTATCTAATGGTTCTACTATACGCATGGGTTCTCTGTCAACTGTAGACTCCTGTGTAGGCAGATCCTATAGATTGATTCTATTTGATGAGGCTGCCCTAGGTAATGGTAAAGAAGCTTTTAACGTTGCTTTACGGCCTACGCTAGATACTGCTAATTCAAAGGCTGTATTTATTTCAACACCTCGTGGACGTGCAAACTGGTTTTCAGAGTTTTTTGACCGCGGATTTAGTTCAGAGTTTCCTGAGTGGTGCTCCATACAAGCAACATACCACGAGAATCCTAGAATGAAGGAAAAGGACGTTGAAGAAGCTAAACGCTCTATGAGTGCACAAGAATTTGATCAAGAGTACCTTGCATCCTTTAGCGTATTTGAGGGTCAGATATACCAGTTGAATCCTTTAGACATTGTTGATTTTACTGTCTGTGATAGACAGGAAGCATTTGCTGGGTTAGACCCTGGGTATAAAGACCCTACTGCTTTCGTAGTAATTGTATACGATATTGGGGCTGACGTATTCTGGATTGTGGACGAGTATTTAGAGAATCAAGCTACTACAGCTGCACATGCAGCGCGTATCAAAGAGCTAAACGCTAAATGGGGTGTAGATATTGTTTTTATCGACTCTGCTGCAGCTCAGTTTTCTGCTGACTTAGCTTATGAGCATGATATTGCTACGTCTAAAAGTAAGAAAGATGTACTACCTGGTATTGCTTACGTACAGAACTTATTGCACCAGCGCCGCATACGTGTAGCGCCTCATTGTAAGCATGTTTTAGATATGTTTGACCAGTATAGGTGGGACCCTGGTACATCTAATAAAGCCAGAGCTACTCTTAATACTGAGAAGCCTTTGCACGATGCTTACTCACACATGGCTGATGCTATACGGTACGCTCTTTATACTTATACAGTATAAAACATCTTTCTCCACCACGGAAGTTTGGTAAAATGATCTACAGTCTTTTCTAGCTTTAAGGTTTTCGCTTCAAGCCCCTGCACGTACTCTTGTAGTTCGACAGGGGCTTTTTCTTTGGCTACTTGTAAAATGCGCTCTGAGAATGTATTCTTTTCTGCTTTAAGTTTATCAAGTTGAATATCTGAGACGTATATCTTAGCTTTAAGGCTAGCTACTTTATTAATAATTGCTGGAACGGAACTGTTCAATAGCTCAGGAGTTAACTGGTCTTTTACCTCTCTTAATGCATCTTTATACGTATTAGGTACAACCGTATTTAATTCAGGAGAAAGTGCATCAATGTATAGTGCCTCCATCCAATCGAGATGGTTCGGGTGACAATCTGCTAGTACATAAAAAGAAGGTAAGCCGTAATAATCATATTCTTGCTGAATAAGCTTAGTATGTTTACCTGTTTGCATCTTTTTAATATGCTGCTCTCTACGTGCCGACATATCTACAGCTTGCCCGATATATCTTTTGCCTGAATCGAATTTGTATAAATAAATGCCTGAGTTCATTTTAGTACGTACACCAAGTTGCCTGCATCATAGGTTTTAATATATCCTGCGAGATTCATAATTTCTGCCTCTGATAATTCGTCGTTATAAAATTTTGGAAACATTGTTTTTAGTTTTGCTTTCTGACATTGGTACCTACTTAAGTACCTTCCGCTTTTACTATAAGAATAGCCTGGTGGGCTAGTGTGGCTCAGTGTAAAGCCTAACTTTATATATAGATTACCGTCTGAGAACCTACGGTCAGCGTATGTTACTATGTCTTTACGCCCAAATGCTTTCAACAGTTTAGATGCGCCGCCAACAACTGTGGTACCTAATAAGGAACAATACCTAACTAGCTCGTACTCATGGTTAACTGTAAACCTAGGCGTAGAAAACGTCATAACTGCAACAAGCTCATCCTTTAGAAATAGCCCGTAGTTATATTTCGATGCCGACCCAGCGCCTTGAAGATGGTTAGTTTCTAGGAACTCTCTAGGGAACGGAATTTCTCTAAGTGTCGTATTACGCGCGTAAATCTTTCTAGACTGCCCTAGTTGTTGTTTAATACGACTTTCTACGATCTCACGTTTGGTCATCCAGTACTTTTCATCTATATGTAACAATCTGAAGCCGAAGGCTTCAACCTTGTTGGTCTTATCAATATGGTACGTACTCTCCACCTTAGCGTCGCTGTGCCAGTATGAGCCATTATACTCAATTGCTAACCCTCGATCTGGTAAAACTATATCTAACTCTTTGCCGTCTAAGATACTTCTATCATTAAACTCAATCCATTCACCTTGGCAGTTAGCTAGTATAAAATCTCTAAGTTCCCTTTCCTGATTACTAGTTTTAGGTGCGCAGGTAGAGCAGCGGTACATACGCTTATGTACAACATTACTGTACCAAATAACTGTTGTATGCCCACAACGGCTATCTTCAACTATAAATGGGGTACTCGTATCTACATATTCCTTTATCGTTAAATATTCCGGTAGTTTAGATTGCACGTCATTTACACTCAAGGATGGTTTTTTAGGCACGCAGTCATTACAGGTACGGTCCCTTTCTCTGGTTAATACATTTGTAGCAATTGATTTCCATACACTATTATGCTTAAGACATTTCAGTGTTACGTAATTACTGGCACCAGTATATTCGTCAATAATCTCAATATTTGGAGCTAGTGCCTTAACTTCTTCTTTGAACTTGCCGGCTGTTTTCTTTTTTATTACTTTGTAGATGCCATTAATTAACTCAGTTTCCTTACCTGCGCATACCGGACACTTTTTGCCAGTACCTTTATGGTTTAGGTTACTAGGAAGTACTTCCCACGTATGGTCTTTAATGCACGAAACCTGCACGGATACTTTTGCAGAGGTATATTGGCCAGTTAGCACAATATCACTATCTTCAGGTATTTTTAACATCTATTCCTTTCCATTTTGTGATGTTGCTTATATTATGCCAGATGAGGTTAAGGACGTCAAGTATAAATTTTAACAATACCATTTAAAATTTTGTATTGACGCGAGAATGCCTACGTGCTATAATACTACCATAACCAAATAATACCTAAAAACTTAGGTTTTTCTTATATCTTCAAGCATGGCTATAAATACTAATAAACGACTAGCTATTAAATGGGTCAGAGACTTAGCTAAATCCGCATATGAAAAGAAGAACTCATGCTATATTTGTGGAACTGAGCATGAATTAGAACTGCATCATTTTCATAGTCTTACATTAATGTTTGATAAATGGGCCAGGCAGCATTCATATGACATTACAACAGATGAAGGCGTACTAGCTGTTAGAGAGCAGTTTATTGATGAGCATACTGTAGAGTTATATGATAAAGTAAGAACCTTGTGTAATAGACACCATGTTTTGCTACATAAAATATACGGTAAAGCACCTGCACTAGGTACTGAAGCTGCTCAAGAACGTTGGGTAGAGATTCAAAAATCCAAGCACGAAACCGGAGAATCTAAGATACCTGATACATCGCAGGGTTCCTTCTTTAGTGCATTTATATAAGGACTGCTATGGGTTGGTTCGATAACATCGTACAAAAATTAAATCCAGCACAAAAGGTTATTGCCGAAAATGCTGGTGGGTCTGCTGATACTACCTCAATTATTACACATCAAACCGCATTTTCAAAAATAGAAGCACTAAACAGATCAGTAAATATGCTTGTTCGTGCTGCAGCTAGTTTGGATTATGACGTAAAAGACAAAGTAGTTGATGGTGTAAAAGGGGACATGCGTCAAAAAACACTGGTAAAGCTACTTAATTTTAGGCCTAATCCATACCAGTCTGCGCAAGATTTGCGTTTAGCAATGTTTACAGACTTTGTACTAGAAGGCAACTGCTTTCTTTACTTCGATGGTGCTTTTTTATATCATCTACCTGCCAAGAATGTAGATATTATACCCGATTCAGTTACTTTTGTATCTGGATATAAGTATGACGGCAGAACTACTTTTAAAGCAGATGAAATACTGCACTTTAAAGACTTATCTTCTAGCTCAATATACCGAGGTGATAGTCGCCTGCATAGTTGTACAGATTCTATTAATACGCTGTATAAAATGCAAGAGTTTCAAAAGTCATTCTTCGAAAATGGGGCCGTACCCGGCCTAATCTTTACTACTGAAAATACTTTAGGGCCTGCTGCTAAAGAGAAAACCATTCAACAATGGGTTCAGCGTTATAGTCCCAAAAACGGCGGTAAGCGCCCAATGATTGTAGATAGTGGACTAAAACCATACCCTCTTGGCCAGAGTAACTTTAAAGACTTAGACTTCGACGTATCTATCTCTAGACACAATATTAAAATTCTTAATGCTGTAGGTGTTCCAGAAGTACTATTTAGTGGAGGCAATAATGCCAATATTTCCCCTAATTTACGGTTATTTTATCTGGAAACAGTCCTTCCCGTTGTTAGAAGTTTCGTATCCGCAGTGGAGCGATACTTTGGATACGACGTTGAGCCTATTACAACAAGTGTATCTGCCTTACAGCCAGAGCTTAAAGAACTTTCAGGCTATCTAACTTCTTTAGTTAACGGAGGTGTAATAACCCCCAATGAAGCTAGAGTAGAAATTAGGTACGAAAAGCTTGAAGGACATGACGAAATACGCGTACCTGCCAATATCGCAGGTTCCGCCATAAACCCTAATCTAGGCGGGGCACCAGAAAAGCCTAAACCATAAGGAATAGTATGTTAGATAAGTCAAAAATCTTATATCTAGATACTGTTTTTTCTAAAGAGCTTGCCACCGATGCAGAAGGCAACATTGAATCAATCATTGTTGAAGGATATGCAAGTACTAATGATATTGACCGAGCAGGTGATGTAGTTAGTGCCACGGTATGGGAGAAGGGTCTAGAGAACTATCTTAAAAACCCAATTATCTTAGCTTATCATGACTATCATCAACCTGTTGGTCGGATGCTGGAACATAAAGTAGATAAAAAAGGTCTTTGGATTAAAGCACGTATCTCCTCAGCTGCTGAGGATGTTTACAACCTAGTAAAAGACAGTGTTATGACTGCGTTTAGTATTGGATTCCGTATCATAGATGCAGAATATAATCAAGCCGCAGAGGTCTTTTTAATCAAGGAAATTGAATTACATGAAATTTCAGTAGTTCCAGTACCTTGCAATCAAAACACATTGTTTAGTTTATCCAAGGCTTTTGATAGCGCCGAGGATTTTAATTCTTATAAACTGCTATTCGCACCAAAAGACAAGACAGCTAAAGAGCTGACGGCTCCCGCGAGTGGTGAAAGCAACCCAAAAAAGGAATGGAAAATGACTCCAGAAGAAATCCAGGCTCAAATTGAAGCCGCAGCTGTAAAAGCAGCAACCTCCGCCGTAGCCGCCGTTGAAGCTGCTCGTGTTAAAGCAGAAGCTGATGCTGCTGCAAAAGCCAAAGCCGACGCAGAATTTGATGCACGTATCAAAGCTGCTGTTCAAGTTGGCGAGAGCGGTGCTGAAAAGCTCGCAAAAGAACTAGAAAGCCGCATTGCTGGTCAGCAAAAATCTATTGATGATCTAATGAGCTCTCTAAAAGAGAAATCGGCAGAAATCGAAGCAATGCAAAAGAGCAAAATGTCTTTTGCTAACGGTTCTAGCGATGCCATCTCTTATGCTGAAAAAGAAGCAGCAGTTATGCTGAGTAAAATGTCCGGTAAGTCTATAGAGGCTACTAAACTAGGTCGCGCTCTAGTAGAGAAAATCGGCCCTCACCAGCCTGCTAGCGGTACCTGGGAACAAGAAGTAAGCAACCAAATGGAAGCTGAAGTTCGTCGTAAGCTAGTTGTATCACCTATTCTGCGTCAAGTTGCTATGCAGACTAACGTTATGACTATGCCTTTGAATCCTGAAGCAGGTTATGGCACATGGGTTACTAATGCACAATTCGGTACTACCGCTAGCTCTGGTGCAACCCAAACCCATCAGTTATCCGAAATTACTCTGAATTGCTATAAATTAGCCACGCGCGAATATATGCAGTACGAAGAAGAAGAAGACTCTTTGATTGTATTGATGCCTATTGTTCGTGATGCAATGCTGCGTCGCGTAGCTAAGTCTGTTGACAAGGCTATGTTGTTGGGTGCTGGTGCTGGTGCAGATCCTGTTAAAGGTCTAGCTATTTACGACGCCTCTTCTGCTGTTACTTCTGCTGTTGCAAACAAGGCAACCGTTGCTAACATGATTGCACTGCGTCGTGACCTGGGTGCCTGGGGCCTAGACCCTTCAGAAGTTACTTTCGTTGTATCTACTGACATTTACTACGACCTACTAGAAGACGCAAGCTTCCAGACTGTTGATAAGATTGGTGATAAAGCCACTCTGTTGACAGGTCAAATTGGTTCTATTGCTAACAGCCCTGTGCTGGTAAGCGCCGAGATGCCTTCCAAGGCTGCTGGTACTGTCACTGGTACTAACAACATTGGTGCTATCGCTCTTAATACTCGCAACTTCATCGTTGGTAATCAACGTGGTCTGCGTATTGATACGCAAGAGTTGGTTGAGTCTCAACAGAAAGTACTGGTTGCCTCCCTGCGCACTGGTATGACACAGTTGACTACTAACCTGGGTGGTGCAGTTTCCACCTTCCGTTGGATAGCTTAATCTAACTAAACAGGGCTTCGGCCCTGTTTTTATAAACATATTTTATTAGTGTGTTTATAAAAACAAAGGACAATCATGGCAGATAACTTAGTAACTAAATCAGAGTACAAGGCATATGCTGCGCTCACTACACCGAATCACGATACAGAAATAGATTCTCTAGTACCTAAAGTATCTGCTTTTGTTAAAACATACTGTAATACTACTTTCGTAGACTACTTACGTAACCCTAAGGTGGATCTATTTAATGGTGGTACCGACTCTCTTATATTAACAGAAGGTCCGGTCCAAGAAATCTTATCTGTAGAGGGAAGCATAGACTATGGACAAACGTACACTAATCTAGTAGAATTTACAGATTGGGTATCTGATAACTATTTAATATTACCTGTAGTGTCGTTTCCATATCGCCTAAAGGGGTATAAAGTAACGTACTTTGCTGGGTATACAACTATCCCCCAGGATTTAAAGTTGGCTATTTTTGATTTGATTACGTACTATCGCAAAAACGATGGTGCCGTACACTCCAATAAAGCACCCGGAACCAATAGCGTTCAAATTGAGTACATTAGCAATACTACTCTACCGGCTCATATACGTAGAGTTCTAGACTTATATAAGTTGGATTATGTATGACAATATGGGACGACCTACAGACTTTAGTTAATAAGAAATCTAAAGAGTATAGAGTTTCTAGTGATGCTAACGTACACTGTATGGATGTAGGCATTGCTGCGCTAAAGGCTTCTGATCCTAAAATTACATTTGCTCAAAAAGAAAAAATACATAGGCTATTTCGTAAAGAGTTCTTTCTTTCTAACTCTTTAGAGGATGCAGTAGCCCATGCTAGAAACAGAGGTAACATTGATCTGTGCCTCTTCGTTGAGGACCCGAAGTGGGGCGACTTTATTGTAGGCCCTAGCTATGGTACTCTACGTAAGCGGACCAGCCTGGCCCTAAAGGAGGCCAAACCGGTCACTCCTTTTACTGGCGTAGATGAAGACGGTAACACAGTCACCAATATCGGCCATCTATCGCTACGCGATAATCGGGCCGCAACTACTCCACTTGAGTCCAAAGTTACAGCAATTTACGATCTAGTATCTCATATACCTATTGTTAGTACTGTAGTCAATAGAAAACTTGAGGCATTGCAAAAAACTCACAAAGTCGATACAGTGTACCAATATAATAGAAAATCCTTCGATACTAACTCCTTTCTAGGGGTTCTTGGAGAAGGCACAATATTAGTTACCTTACAGACTGCAGCTAAAAATGCTGAGTTAGCTAAGCTAGAAGCTAAAATTGAAAGAGAGTTAAAAGACTATCTAAGTAGTGAGAAGTTGCAGAAAAAGTTACTTACTCAAAAAGGCTCAAACTCTATAGTAGAGGACATTATAGGTCTTATAGCTGCGAAAATGGTTGGTAAGAGTTTTATTCCTGGAAGTAAACATTCTACAAAACCTACAAAAACAGCAACCACTGAACTAGCTGGAAAAAGTAGTGTAAGCGTATCTAGACCAGTGTTACGTTCCCCAAAGGGCAAGTTCTTTAGTCTTACTAGTTTACAATCTTTATTAAATGCTAACTTAGTACAAAAAGTAAAAGAGAATATGGGTTCTGGTAATAGGCGGGATATTCTTAATTTAAGAACAGGGCGTCTAGCAGAATCGGCTAAGGTAGAGAGATTGTCAGTTAGTAGAGATGGTAATATAACTGCATTTTATAGTTACATGAAAAACCCATATGCTACATTCTCCACAGGTGGTGCACAGTCTAGCCCCTCTAGCCGTGACCCTAAGCTGCTAATATCTAAGTCAATTCGTGAGATATCTACTCCGCAAGTGGCTAATCGTTTAAGGGCTGTATTGATATGAGTAGAAGATCAAGCATAGTTAAAGCACTTGCAGAAAAATTCAATACCTTACTAGACGGTTCAGCACCGTACAACTTTAACCTGTACAGCAAGGCTGAGCCAAAGCTAAAGTTCTGGGATGAATGTTTAGAGTTTCCAGCAGTATTTGTAACACCTGGAAGTGAGCAGCGCGAGTATCATCCTTCTGGGTTTACTTGGGGTCATCTAGGTGTATGTCTAAAGGTATACGTTAAAAGCGACTCTGCACAAGAGGACTTAGAGGTACTATTAGAAACCTTAGAGAGATTAATTGACGATAATAGAGTACTAGTGTATGATGTAGCTAATAACTATGATACCACAGAAATACTTATTGAGTCCATTACAACAGACGAGGGACTGTTACACCCTTACGGTGTCGGCGAGATTAATCTTCTTGTACGCTACCAAATCATGAAACCGTGACCTAATTAAACCGCAACAGATAATTGTCTAGTTAAATTTTAGCGGGTCACCTAATTAAAAGGAACAAGTATGTCATTTAATCTAATACGTAATAGCCGTGTTTTCTTCACGACTAACGTAGACACCCTCGGTATCGTACAGACTACTGGTCTGACCCCTACCAATACTTTTGAAATTCAAGTACTAGACGGTTTTAGCTTCAGCCAAAATACTTCTAGCGAAACTGTAACCATTAATGAAGCCGGAGCTGCTCCTATCCGTGGCCAGCGTAGTTTTAATACTGCACTTGACCCCGTAGACTTCTCTATGTCCACGTACCTACGCCCACGCGTTGATACTACGACTATTACGGCTGAAGAGTGTGTACTATGGAATGCGCTTGGTGGCGTCGATGCAATCGGTGGAACCAACCCAGCATGGACTGACGGTAGTACTACTGGCCCCGTAGCTGCTCAGCTTGATTTTGCTGGCTCTAATGCTCACCAACTACAGAAATTCGGTTTGATTGTTATCGTAGATAGCAGCTGCTACCTTATTGATAACGCCGCCCTAGATACTGCTACTCTTGACTTCGGTATCGACGCAATCGGTATGGTTGCTTGGGCTGGTAAGGGTACAGCAATGCGCCAGTTGGCTGGTGTAACTGCTACTGAAGGTGCAACAGTTACATTCGGTTCCGGCCTGACAGGTACCGGCAAAGGTAAGGTTACTACCGCACGTTACATTACTAATAAGTTATCTACTCTAGCTCTAGAAGCTAATATTAGTGGTGGCGGTACAGCATACACGATCGCTATTACAGGTGGTAGCATTACTATCTCCAACAACCTTACGTACTTGACACCTGCTAACCTAGGTACTGTAAATCAGCCTATCGGTTACTTCACAGGTACGCGTTCTATCACTGGTTCAGTTACAGCTTACCTGCGTACTGGTGCCGGCTTATCCGCTAGCTTGTTATCTGATATGCTAGCTGCAGCTGCTTCTTCATCAGAAACCAAGTATAAAATGGTAGTTGCAATGGGTGGTTCTACAAACGCTAACCGTGTTGACTTGGTAATGAATGGTGCTATGCTTACTATTCCTACCTTGACAACTGAGCAAGTTGTATCTACTACAATCAATTTCACAGCTCAACCATATACCGGTTCGAACTACGATTTGACTGCAACCAACGAATTGGTAGTAAAGTATTACGCTACTGCCTAAAGATTATAACACCTAAGTGTTATTTTTACAGACACCGGGTTGATCTCCGGTGTCTCTTTTTCTTGTTATATAAAAATTAAAGGACATATATGGCCTCCATTAAAAACCTGCTGGTTCCTAGCAAAGAAATCTCCGTTGAATATCCCGGTCTGCCTGGCTTTGAGATTTCCATTTCTTTCCTGAGTCGTGAAACTCTGCAAAACATCCGTAAAAAAGCCACTAAGACTAGCTTTTCTCGTGGTAAAACTGTAGAAGAATTGAACGATGACCTATTCCTTAAGCTTTATGTTGAAGCTAGTATTAAGGGCTGGAAAGGTTTGACGCTCGCATATCTTGAGCAGCTTGCCCCCGTTGACTTAGGTGACTCCGATTTGTCGGAAGAAGTAAAATACTCTGCCGAAGAAGCTCTAGACCTAATGAAGGCTAGCTCATCTTTTGACAGCTTTATTAGCGAGCAGGTAACAGACCTGGGAAACTTTTCGAAGAGCAAATAAGCTCTATAAAGGAAAAGATAAAGCAGTACTTCGATAACTCGGATGTAGGTATGACACGCGAGCACTATTTTGAAATGTGCGAGATGCTAGGCTCTACGCCAATCGAATCTGAAATCCCTCTAGAATTGGGGGATTTTCCTAGTTTTGTACAGTCCGTATTTCAGATATACTTTATGCTACGCGATATTTGGGAACCAATGTCAGGAGCATACATGGGTAAAGACCTATCTTGTATTTTTGATTTCTTCGGGTTGTACGACTTTGAAAAAGAAGAACAACTGCTAGCCCTTACATTACTGCAACATATGGACCACTTTAGGTCTAAGCTAATAGCAAGTAAAAAACCCGTAACAAAGCCTCCTGCTAAGTAATAGCCGGAGGCTTTTTTATTGGTAAAAATTTTTTGATTTGACAGGTAATACCCTATGTGTTATAATTGGTGGATCAAAAAAGTTACGTATAAATTTTATATGCACTAAGTGCAGGAGGTATTATGGCTACTAGCGTAATAGCATCAAAAGTTAAAGTAACCGTTGAGACTCAAGGATTAGATACTGCTGTTCAGCAGTCTGAGAAGTTTCACGATAACTTAGTAAAAGGTAGTGCTGCTATTGCCTCTGCTTTTAAAAATACAGCTAAATCAGTAAGTAGCGTAGCAGCAGCTCTAAGCGAGGAAGTACCAGTATCCGCAAGAGCTAGAAAAGGTAGTAAAAAGAATACTACAGCAGACGAGTCAGATGATTATGGTGTATCACGAAGTCTGCGCCCTGGAGGCACTGGTGCCTCAGCCCGCGACTTTGCGAAGGAAGCTAGCGGTCTTGGTGGTTTAGTACGCTTGTACGCGACATACGCAGCTAACGTATTCGCAGTTGGTGCTGCTTACCGTGCGTTATCTAATGCCATGGATACTAGCAATATGGTTAGAGGCCTAGATCAGCTAGGTGCTGCATCTGGTATGGCTCTTGGTTCTTTAAGTCAGCAACTTGTTAAAGTTACCGATGGGGCTATCTCAATGCGGGAAGCCATGGAATCAGTAGCTAAGGCTAGTTCTAGTGGTATGTCTGCTAATAATATCCTTAGAATGGGTAAAATTGCTAAGCAAGCATCCCAAGCTCTAGGTGTAGACGTGTCCGATGCGGTAAATCGCTTAACACGGGGTATTACAAAGCTAGAGCCCGAACTATTAGACGAATTGGGTATATTTACTAGAGTAGATAGTGCTGTAAAAGACTATGCAAAGTCAGTAGGTAAATCTACTTTAGCCATTACGGACTTTGAGAAACGCGCCGCATTCGCCAATGCCGTACTAGCTGAAGGCGAGAAAAAGTTTGGCGAAATTGATATGGAAACTAACCCATACACCAAACTACTTGCTAGTGTAAAAGACTTAGGGCAGAAGGGTTTAGAAATAATTAACAAAGTACTTAGCCCTCTAGTTAAGTTCCTATCAGAAAGCCCCAGTGCACTAGCTGTAGCGATTGGTGCTGTAGGTCTGGCTTTGGTTAAGCAAGCCCTACCTGCTTTCGGCCAGGTAAAACAGGCTCTGCAAGCGCAAGCAGAAATGTCTAAAGAACTGGCAATATCTAGAGTTGCAGATGCTAAAAAAGCAGCAGATGCCATTTCTCAAATTAATGCCGAGGCTATGGAACGTAGAACGACTCAGGCTGAAGAACACATTGGTGTACTGGATAAATTGAATAAAGCTAGGATTAAAGCAAGTCCTGCTCTTTCCAATCTAATGTCTACCGACCTTGTAGAAACTGACCGCGCAGATATTGACAAAAAAATAGCGGATGCAAAAACAGAACGTATACGTCTTAGAAAAGCACTAGACTTTGAAATTAATAATAAGGGTGCCTGGTCAGACGAGTCTCGTATTATACAGCTAAGAGAAGAAATTCAGTTAAATAAAGACGTAGTTCAGGCAGCTCGCAATACATTTGATATGCATAAGAAGTGGGCTTCTGAAGACGAACGCATAGCGAAACAAACACTAACGCTTAAAGCTACAATGCGCTTAGCAGAACGTGCTGAACACGAAGCTCTTAAGCAAAGCATAGTATCTAATGCCGTATATAATAGCGGATTAATTGGCACTAGAGATGCTATAGGTTTAATGCGCGAAGAAATGGCTAAATCTGGTAAACAGTTTACTGCACTAGAAACTGTGTCCATGACTGCAAAGGCGTCTATGTTGGGGTTTGCTACCTCTGTAATGACTATAGCTTCAGCATTCGGTAACTTCCTTGGAGTTATTGGTTTAGTCGTAACAGCTTTCGGTATTCTAGATTCTCTACTATCTTCCGCCTCCGCTAATAAGGCTTTAGCAGAGTACTCCGAGTCGCTTGATCGTACAGAGAAAGCTGCAGATAACGTAGTAAAGACTATTGATCGTATGGCTAGGGTAAGCAAATACTCTACACAAGCACTCCAGGCACAGACTAACGCTACGTTAGAGGTAGTAGATAGCCTACATGAACTAGCAGTTAATGGGGCTAAGGCATACGAGGAAGTTAATAAACCAGGTTGGAATAACTTAACAAATCTATTTAAGTCTATATTTAATAAAGATGTACGTTCTACATTTGGTAAAAACTTGTCAGACACCATAGTTACCTCAGTTGGGCAGTTATCAAAAGGCCCGGTAGCTACTAAGCTTAAAGAAGATATTGCCTCAATACTAGAACTTAAAAATCTAGATAACCTTGATTTATTTAGAGATAAAGTAGCAGCACTAGGTCTTGAGTCGGAAAAGATAAAACTTATAGAAAAAGCATTCAAAGATAGCCATATGGCTGCAGGGATTGCTTCTGGTAAAGCTACGGATTTTGCCGAATCTTTGAAGAAAACTAAAGAGTCATACCAGGAAGTAGGTAAGTCTTTTGAAAATAAAGACCCACTAACAAAATTTGCAACCGATTCTATAGGTAGCCTAGCTAAACTATCCGATATTTTAAAAGGCCCAATCCAGGAAAGTATATCTAGTTTAGCTACTACTTTAAATGATTTAAGCAGTGTTCCATTATTTGGCGGAGAAAAAAGCCGTGAATTAGCTGGATTTGCTGATGAAATGGCCGGCATCCAAAAGTCTGTGCAGGCAAATGTAACCGAACTTGATAGCTTAGAGAAAAAGCTAACTGCTGTACAGTCTAAGCTTAAAGCTGCTAAGGCGGACTCCGCAGCAAATACCGGCTTAGGTGGTAGAGCTTATGGTGCTTCTAGGTTTTCACCGGATGAGGAAAGTCCACTGGTATCGGAAGAAGCTAAGTTGCTAAGTGCTATTAAAGCAGCTAAAGCTACTGAAGCTAGTCTATTTGCGCAAGCTACTGGTATCTCAGTTAAAGTTGCAAGTAATATCAATGAAGGTATGGCCAAAGGCGTAGACTTTGTAGCACTTAAATTAGAGTCTGCGCTCGCAAAAGGTTCTACCTCATTGTTACAGAAATTATACGCTGCATCAGATATTATTCCAGAACTTGCTGCTAAGCAATATGATTTAAAAATCCAAGAATTAGCACAGGAGCAAACGTACCTGCAGGCTCAGCTATCTTTAATCAAAGAAATGCGTATGAATAATGCGCTATTAGCTGTGGCTAACGCTGAGAAAGCTGTTGAAGCTCCTAATCGCACACCAGAGGCCAGAGAAAAAGCGTTACGCGATTTATCAGAGGCTAATAAGTATAAGGAAAACCTAGATAAAGTATTTAAAGACCCTAGTAATGCCTTACGCGGTATTTCAGAAGAACTAAGGGCAGGTACTTCTGGTGTATCACAAGAACAGGTGAAGAACCTAACCGAAGTTGCCAATCAAATATCTGGTATCAATGTTAGTATGGCCGGTGTTTCTAGGCAAATACAAGATATTAAAGTACTGGAAAAGCCACTAGATCTTCTTAATAGTACCTTTAAAAATATCGAATCTAACGTTATCACAACTCAACGTGACGCACTAGATTTAAAAGATAAACAGCTTAAATTAGATAAAGAGTCCGGTCGCTATAGCGAGATGGAACTATTTACTAAAGACCTAGCTTTACAAAAAGAAAAGTCAGAACTACAGTATGCCCAAGAAGCCTTAGCTGCCAGAAAAGAGGACTTGAAGACTCAACTAATAGTTGAGGGTCTACGCTCTACAGCTAAGAAAGGGTCTGCTGGCGACGTGCAACGTGCGGATGCTACAGCTCTAGAAATTGAAGGTAAGCGCCTATTCCAATCTAAACTAGATACTGCATCTAAAAAAGAAGCAGCAGATGCTCTTGCAAGACAATCTGCACTACAACTTGAACTGTATAATCAAGAAGGTCGTAGACTAACCCAGGCTCGTCTCATTGAGGATATCTACCAAGCTACTGAGGCTTCCACCTATACTTATGTGGATGCACTAAATGACGTTAACGCTACGCGCATAACGCGCGAGCGTGAAATAGGTAGGCTAACTGATGAACAAGCCGCTAGACTTCTGTCTGATCTTGATCGCGAAAAAGCTGGTAGGGAATATATACTGTCTTTACGCGAGAAAGAACGTGCATTTATACGTGCACAGGAAGACTTAGACCGCAGATTCGAGGCACCGAATGCTACTGCAGACGAGCGCGCCCGTATAGTAGCAGAAGGTGAGGCTAGAACTATAGCGTATAATGAAGAAGTAAAAAACATCAATAATATACACAAGCTAAAGCTGCTAAAGATTGACGAAGCTCTTAACTATGAAATCAATGCACGTAAGCGTGAGATGGAAAAAACCATAGTAGAAGCACTAGTAACCGGCATGACCAAAGGTGGAAAAGAGGGGGCCCGTGTAGTAAGAGAATATCTTGCAAACGAGTTCCGTAGAGTTCTTACTATTCGTGTACAGGCAGAACTTAGCAAAACCAAGGTTACTGATCTTGCTAATATTGGTGCTAATCTTGCAGGTAGTGTGCTGGGTGGCTTCAAAACGTACTCGCTAGGCAGTGGCCTATCTGGTGGTCTTATGGATGCTGGTGCCGAACTGTTTAATGCCGGATTCCAAGACTTTGGAAACACTTTATTAGATGCAGGTAGTGCCCTTGGCGATTTCTCTGGAATGTTAGATACCGCAGGTACGGGTCTATCTGTGCTAGGTACAGCTATGCGTGGTGACTATGGTGCGGCTATTGGTGAAGGCTTAGGACTATTTCTAGGTGGGGGAAATCCTATAGCAGGTATGGTTGGTAAATTCCTCGGTTCTATGTTAGGTCTTACCGATGATTCTGGCACTTTACATACCGGTGGGGCTGCATCTTATAGTGCAACCCAAGGTACTAGAACTGGGCGTTCAGTAATGAACGAATTAGACTTCGGTGTAGAGGTTAATGAATCAGCTCAGCAAGCCGCAGCAGGTCTAGCCCAGGGGCTAGTATCGCTGTTAGATAGTACGGCTGTTACATTTGGCAAAGAAGCAGGTTACTACGCAGCTACAGGTTTTGCAGACGATACGTCTAAAGATGGAGCATGGGGTGCATTAAGTATCAAGCTCGGCGAGAAGATGATCTTAGACTGGGGTAAAGGTGCAGATAAGTGGCCTGGTCGTGAGTTTGCAGATGGTGCTGAAGGTCAAAAAGAGTATTTAAATGCTATAGCTGTAGATACTAAGAAAGTACTTATGGATATGGATTTGCCTACCTGGGCAGATAATATTCTTAATGCGATCGGCGACTCACCAACTATCGAAATGCTCCAAGCAGCCATGAACCAGATATCTAAGCTAAATACGGTATTTGATACCTTTAGCGAAGCACTAGGCTGGTCTAGAGAATCGTTAGAAAAACTACTTGGACCTCTTGGCGGTGTGGATTCTGCCATTACTAAACTTGGCTTTTACTACGAGAACTTCTTTACTGATACTGAAAAGTTAAGTAGGGCTACAGAAAAGCTTGATGATAAGTTTGAAAAAATGGGCAAAGCTGTACCTAAGACTACGGAAGGTTTCCGCAGTCTGGTAGATGCGGCCCAGGCAGCAGGAGACGGGGCTTTAGTTAATAGTTTATTGGAAGTAGCTCCAGCATTTGTGCAAGTTACCAAAGCTATTAAAGAAGCTGCAGAAGCCGCCAGAGAAGCCGCTAGACTTATGAATGCCGCTTGGGCGGATGTGCTTGAAACCAGAGGAGTTGACTCTAGTAATTTCGCAGCACAGGCAGACATAAACGCAGCTTGGAAGCAATACCAAGAAACAGATAAATACGCACAAACAAGTCCAACTAACTTCAAGACCATAACGTTTGACGACTTTACTAAGAACTATACTACTGAACAGCAGCAGTTAATCGCGCGTATCTTAAAAGGGTACGATACTCTTAATAAGTCATTGCTAAAAAATGCAGAGGCGGCCCTATCTACTTTGAAGAAATCTTTAGACGCACAAAAAGAAGTGTACAAAGAACAGTTAACAGTACAAGAAGGCTTAGTTACTAAGCTTAAAGGTATATTTGACTCGTTACAAGTACATATAGATGAGTTATACAGAAATGTAGTATCTACCTCCAATTTATCAATTATTGAAGGTAATAGATTAATTGATTCAGTAATCTCCACAAGAGTGCTCCCTGAATCTGATACCTTAATGAAAGCAGTAGAAGCTGCTAAATCAGGTACAGTTGATACAAATTATTCGTCACGATTCGATGCAGAAAGAGACAGACTTATCTTAGCAGGTAAGTTAACAGATATTCAAAGTATCGCCAAAACAGAGCTCACTGCTGCCGAACTACAGGTAAAGTACCTGAAAGACCAGATTGACCTGCTAGATAGGATATATCTGGAAAACGAACTCGCAGTGCAGACACTACAAGGTATTAACGAAAGCGTGCTGTCTGTGACAGATGCAGTCAATGCACTTAAACAGGCAATGCTGGATGCGAAAGCACCGACAACGCCTACTACTAGTACAGCGGCTACAGGTGCTGGTTTTGTTATCGGAGGTACTAGTCCCGGAGCTAGTTTTGGACCTGGAGCCTCTACTAACCCAACAGATAACTATGCACCGGGACAGCGCGGCATCGGAGGTAACTACTTAGCCGAACACTATATGGGTAGCTATGGTAGTGTATTCAATGAAGTAGATAGTACTAAACAATCTCAATTAGAGGGTGTAGCTGCTATATTACAACCTTTTGATGGTACCGGCGACGTATACGGAGCTGCGATGGCTGTAAAAGAAGCTGGTGGTACTATGACGGACATTGCTTCGGTAATGGGGTATAGCTATCTAGACGTTTTTAATGCGTTAACTGAAGCAGGTGTGCCGCGCTTTGCAACTGGTGGTGATCACTTCGGGGGTGTACGCTTGGTAGGTGAAGAAGGCCCAGAGCTTGAATTTACCGGCCCTAGTCGGATACTTAATAATAGACAAACTATGGATATGTTCCAAAATAATACAGGAGAGGAGATGCAGAAGATGAGGGAGGAGTTTACAAAGCTTACAGAAGCTCAACTTAAGCAATCTCAAGAAATCTCTAGATTATTTAAGCGCTGGGACAGCGACGGGCTACCAAGTACCCGTGTGGAGGTTTAATTATGCCTTTAGAGTTTGTTAAACCTATAACAGTAAATTCAGGTACGTTTACTAGAGCAGGTACTGCAAGATACATGGACTCGTCCGGTATCTTGCAGGTTGCAGGAAATGACGTACTTAGAGTTAATAATAGATATAGAGGCGGTACTCCCGCTTTTATTATCGACAGCCCTTTGTTTGAATCCGCAGCTTCTACAAATTTATTATTATACTCGGAGCAGTTTGACAATGCTGCCTGGGTTAAAACATTTGCAAGTATATCTGCAAATACTCAAACATCGCCAGATAATACAGTAATTGCCGATACTTTGACTGCATCAGCAGTAAATGGAAGTATACAACAAAGTATTAGTAAGGCAGCCTCTGCCTTACTATATACTTTTTCTGTGTACGTAAAGTCAGGTACATCCGAGTCTATAGTACTTAGTATGTCTGACGGTACGTTCTCGGCTGAAGCTACGTTTAATATTACTACAGGCGCAATGTCGGGTAGTAGTACCGGTACGTGGACTAACCCTATTCCTAGCATTTCTAGGCTAGGTAATTTATGGTACAGGGTATCTATTACTAGTACTAGCTCTGCTGGAACTTCTTTAGTACCTAGCGTACGTATACCAACAAGTAGTCAGACTTTATTTTTATGGGGTGCACAATTAGAACAAGGCAGGCTTAGCAGCTATATTACTACTAATGGTACTACTGCTACTAGGGCAGCTGATGTTTTAGTAGGAACCTACGCAAGTAATGTGCCCGAAAATGATTATGCTGAGTGGAATGCCGGTACTACGTATTCTACCCTTGGTACTAGGGTAATTCTATTAAGTACCCATAAGATTTATGAAAATGTAAACGTAACTGGTAATACAAATAAAAGCCCCGACACTAACCCCACTTATTGGTTAGAGGTGAGTGCTACTAATAAATGGAAGATGTTTGATAGCGTTATAAGCACCAATACATCAAATAGTGGTAGTGTTAGTTTTGTGCTAAAACCGGGCACTGTAATTAACTCACTAAGTTTATTAGAGCTGTCTGCTACAGAAGTTACGTTAAAGATGTATACAGCCGCAGACGGCTTCGTATACTCAAAAACTATTAGCACCTTAGGTAATATTCCAGACCCTAACTGGTACGACTATTTCTTTGCTACAGCAATACCTAAAAATCAAGCTGTATTTAATGATCTGCCCGCTTTTGGTAACGCAGAATTCCACATTACTGTAGTAGGCTCTACAGCCTCTGTAGGGCTTTGCGTAGCTGGTTATAAAACACTAGTTGGATATGCAATTGAGTATGGGACCTCTATCGGTATTCAAGACTATAGTAGACGTGAGCGTAATGACTTTGGAGAAATTATATTTGTACAGCGTGCGTATAGTAAACGTGTAAACTATAAGATGAAAATACCGGACAGGTCTATTGACTCTGTACAGAGACTATTCGCATCTATTAGATCGACACCAGTTTTATGGATCGGTAGCGAGTATTACGATTCTACCATCGTGTACGGATTCTACAAAGATTTTAACATGACTTTATCTAATCCAATTGCAAGTGATTGTATACTGGAAGTAGATGGCTTAATTTAAAGGAGGCATATATGCCAGTAAGTGCATTGCCAGATGTGCCCAATAGGGCCACAGACACTACAGAGCAGTTTGTTACCAAAGCAGACAACTTCCTAGGTGCTCTACCCGTATTTAGAACGGAATTAAATACACTTCAGACTGAAGTTAATTCTTCTGAAGCTGTATCTATTGCAAAGGCTGCAGATGCTACGGCACAGGCACTTGCGGCAACTAATGCCAAAAACGATGCGGAAGCAGCAGCAGTAGCTGCTGCTGCTGTATCAGGAGCAACCGAATGGGTTAGTGGTACGTATGCTACGGGAGCAGTCGTATGGAGTCCTACAAATGGACAAAATTATAGACGTAAAGCCCCCGGCGGTACTAGCACAACAGACCCAGTTAGTGACGGGGCCAACTGGTTTAGTCTGGTTAGCTTACAAGGGCTACCTATTTACCGTATTACTGCTAATACGACAGCCGTAGCCGGCAGACACTACCTGATAGCGGCCAGTTTGGTATTAACACTACCAGCGTCGCCAGCACCCAACGATAGAATAGGCTTTACGGATGTTAGCTTAACGCGTACAGCTACAGTGGACCCTGCTGGTGGTAAAATTCGTAACATTGCAGAAATTATGACACTTAACTCAAACTACGCGGAAGCGGTACTTGTGGCTAGTGGTAACGTAGAAGGATGGATTTAATATGAGTCAATTTTCGACTTTATTTGGTGGTGGCGGTGGTGGCGGGGCTATAGGTAGTTATGTTGCGGGTAATATTACTGGTAATAGCGACTATCTACTTTTGGATGGTTCGGTAAAATTAAAAGCAGACTACCCGATGCTAGATACGTCTACTATGGCATCATTTGAGGGTAGTACTTTAACTACTGGACCAGTATTGGGTAGTACTAGCTCTTATAGTGTAATCTGGTGTGGTAATACTACCTGGTATGCCATACCTTATACAGCTGGAACTTCTACAGCATATAAGTCTACTGATAACGGCAACACCTGGAATACTTGCGCATTGCCAGGTGCAGGTAATACTGGTGTAGTGAATTTTGTAAATAATACGTTCTTTTATTTGCCAAATGTGGGTAGTACTACTCAAACTAGCACTATATATACGTCTACCGACGGAAATACTTGGACCGCACGTAATATTAATTATAACAATACTGCAGGTGCTGTCGGGTATATAAATGGTAGATATGTTATTATGCCAACCTATAATCAGTCCGGTGTTTTTTATGCAATGTGGAGCACAGATCTAAGTACGTGGACTCATTCAAATGGGTATACTCCAGGTGCTACAGCTTCTACTTATTATTACGCCTCAACATACCATAAACGTGCAGTGCAGTCTAAACGTTCTGGTATTGTAATTGGTGTCGTCGGTGGTGTGGGGACCAATATATATACGCTAGATGGCTTAACTTTGGCCTCACACCTTTTAGCTTTTAATAATATATCCAACACACCTAGTGTTGGATATATTAATACGGCGGCCACAGAAACTTTAGAAGGAAATCTTCGGATGGCCTCGTATTTAGTAACAGGTCTCGGGGGTGGTACCCCTACCACATATTTAGATACGCATCCGTCTTTGGGTAC